AGTATAGAGTAACGGCAAAAAAATACAAACGACATATCTTTCGTAAGAAAAGACACTTCCGAAGGCGGACTTCATTCAGTAATAACGAATGGTGCAAATGTAAGAAGAAGATGGAGATACTATGACCTAGTGTCATCTGCTCCAGGAACTTCTCCATATGTACTTGCTCGTTCAGGTTCTGGAGACGAGTTGCATGTTGTAGTAATTGATAGAGACGGAGAAGTTACAGGTACTCCAGGAGAAATCCTAGAGACTTATGACTCAATGTCTAAAGCTTCAGACGCAAAAAAATCCACAAGGAGACACAAACTATTATCCAACAGTAATATTAAACAAATCAAGTTTCATATTCTGGATGGACCATAATACTTCTGGTTCTAACTGGGGTAATGCGGCTGCTAACTCAACTTACACAGATGTAACAACTAACACTTACACCAACCTATCTAACGGTAGTAATGGTTCAAATGTAAATGTTGGCGAGAAGAAAACTGCTTACGAAAAATTTGAAGACGCAGACACAGTAGATGTTGGATTAATTATCGCTGGACCAGGAAACGCAACACATGTTGACAATCTTATCACAATAGCTGAGAAGAGAAAAGACGCTGTGGTATTTGCTTCACCTGAGCGTTCAGATGTAGTTAATGTAGCTGATAGTGTGGCTCAAACTTCAAATGTTATCGGCTTTTTCAATGGCATATCATCTTCATCTTACATCACTTTTGACTCTGGATACAAATACATGTATGACAGATACAATGATGTAAATAGATTTATCCCATTAAACGGCGACATGGCAGGTTTATCAGCAAGAACTGATTTGATTGCAGACGCATGGTTTTCACCAGCAGGTCTGAATAGAGGTCAAGTTAGAGGCGCTATTAAACTGGCATATAACCCAACTAAAACACAACGAGACGAACTTTACAGAGCTAGAGTAAATCCTGTTGTAACTTTCCCTGGACAAGGAACATTATTGTTCGGAGATAAGACTGGTTTATCTGCTCCATCAGCATTTGATAGAATCAATGTAAGAAGACTTTTCATTACTTTAGAAAAGGCGATTGCTACTGCTTCTAAATTCCAATTGTTTGAATTCAATGATGAATTCAGCAGAGCGAACTTTAGAAACATAGTCGAACCTTTTTTAAGAGAAGTGCAAGGTCGAAGAGGTATCACAGACTTTTTAGTAGTGTGTGATGAAACTAACAATACTGGCGAAGTAATAGACAGAAATGAATTCATTGCAGAAATCTTTGTGAAACCTGCAAGAAGCATTAACTTTATTACTCTTTCTTTCATTGCAACACGAACTGGTGTAGCATTTGAAGAAGTGGCTGGGTAAGTATAGAATAGGAGAATAGAAAAATGGCAAACATTAATGACTTCAAAGCTAAACTTGCTGGCGGTGGCGCTAGAGCGAATCAATATAAGGTTACAATGCCTTTTCCTGGTTACGCACAGTTAGGCGGAGAAATAGAAGAACTAGCATTTTTATGTCGTTCTACAAGTTTACCAGGTATGACCGTAGGGAATATACCTGTTAGCTTTAGAGGCAGACAAGTTAAAATTGCTGGGGATAGAACCGTAGAACCTTGGACTATAGTTGTCTATAACGATACATCATTCAAATTAAGAAACGCATTTGAAAGATGGCAAAACGGAATCAACAACATGACAGATAATGAAGGATTAACAAATCCTGCTGACTATCAAGTTGACGCTTTCGTAGACCAGTTAGACAGAAATGGTGCAACAATCAAAAGTTATACTTTAAGAGGAGCGTTCCCAACAACGATTGCTCCAATTGCGTTAACTTATGACCAAGCGGATGCTATCGAAGAGTTTGAAGTAACTTTTGAATACCAATACTTTGAATCAAATACGACTACTTAACAGGTCGTATAAGTATATACAAGTAAGTATAAAGGAAAATTAAATTATGGCAGATTTATTCGGATTTTCGATAACTAGGAAACAACCTAAGCAGGACCCGAAGCAAAGCTTTAATACACCTCAAGCGGATGATGGTACACAAACCATCGCCGCTGGGGGTTATTTTGGCCAGTACCTCGATATGGAGGGAAATGCTAAGAGTGAAGCCGACCTTATCAGAAGATATAGAGAAATTGCTCTCCACCCGGAGTGTGATATGGCAATCGAAGATGTGGTAAACGAAGCAATCGTTTCCAATGAATTGAAAGCGGCAGTACGATTGAATTTAGATAACATACCTTATGGTGATGATGTCAGAAGAAAAGTTGAGAATGAGTTTAAAGAAATTCTAAACTTGATGGCATTTAATACTAAAGGGCATGATATCTTTAGAAGATGGTATGTAGATGGTAGAATGTACTATCAAAAAATTATTGATAGAGACGCTACTTATAAAGGTATAACAGAATTAAGATATATCGACCCACGAAAAATTAAAAAGATTCGTGAAGTTAGAAAGAAACGACCAGACGGACCTACTCCATATGGTCTATCAGTTATTGATGAGTTTGAAGAGTATTTCCTTTTCAATGAAAAAGGAGTTACAAACTCTACATCTGGTGGAATTAAGATTGCTTTAGATACAGTAGCCTTTACACCATCAGGACTTATCGACCAAAACAAAAATCAAGTATTATCTTATTTACATAAGGCAATTAAACCAGTCAATCAATTGAGAATGATTGAGGACGCAGTTGTAATTTACAGAATCGCAAGAGCGCCTGAAAGAAGAATCTTTAAGATTGATGTTGGTAATTTACCTAAAGTAAAAGCGGAACAATATTTGCGTGATGTTATGGCAAGGTATAGAAATAAACTTGTTTATGACGCAAGCACAGGAGAAATCCGAGACGATAGAAACTATATGTCTATGTTGGAAGACTTCTGGTTACCAAGTAGAGAAGGCGGAAGAGGTACAAGTATAGAAACTTTACCTGGTGGTCAAAATCTAGGAGAAATCGGAGATTTAGATTACTTTCAAAGAAAGCTTTACAGAGCATTGAATGTACCTGTTAGCAGACTTGAAGCAAGTCAAGGTTTCAATATGGGTCGAAGTGCAGAAATTAGTAGAGACGAAGTTAAGTTTACTAAATTTGTACAAAGATTAAGAAATAAGTTTACAGAATTATTTAACGATATTCTAAAGACACAACTTATTTTAAAAGCAGTTATAGCCGAAGATGATTGGCATGTAATTAGAGAACACTTACAATACGACTTCTTACAAGATGGTTACTTTGCAGAATTAAAGCAATCTGAAATTTTAAGAGAGAGAATTCAGTTAGCAAATGAAATGCAAGGTTACATTGGTAAATTCTATTCAGTAGAATATTTAAGAAAGAATGTATTAAAACAAAATGAAAGAGAAATTGAGGAAATGGATAACCAAATTAAACAAGAAATTGAAGATGGTTTAATTGATAGCCCAACTTCTCAAACTTCGGATATGGAATAGGAGATAAAAAATGGCAGACGTAAATGACAACACAAAAAACTTTATAGACCAGTTATCAC